AAGATCCAGTATTAACAGAAGTTCCGGCATTAGAAACATATGATGCGGTAATCGCATAACTTGATGAAATATTATATAATGATCCTGTCTGTAATTGTCCGGGCCTAAACTGTCTTGCCATTACTGCCATCTCCCGTTTATAATTATCACGTCACTAGGATCTATGGTGTATCCTAATGTGGCAGTATCGAATATAATAGTCTGTATTGCTATGTCTGATGGTGTCCACGTATACACTGCTTTATCAATGTATTGACCATTGATATACAAATCAAATTCATTTTTTGTAGCTACAGATAAATTAGATGGATTAATTGCTGCATACGCATTTACCGTAACGGTTGTTGCTGATGAATATGTAGCTGTTTTATCTTGCATCGATAATATGTATTGCAGTGTTGCAGTATCTATTGTAGTAGTAGAACCTCCGCCGGAAACTTGTATAGTACCGCCGCTGAATATTTGTTGTGATACTTGCATTAATGCAATCGGTATGGTGGTAGATGCAAATATATTATTATCTAGATCTAAAACTGCGTCATATTTTATTTTTTTAACAGAATACATTTTCCTGATAGTGGATATACGAGCTTCTTGTTCTGACAGCAATGTTCCCATAACCGTTAGTGGCATTGTTGCCCTAACTAATCGATCTTCACCAATTGTATTAACCGTTTCAAAACTAACTTGTCCAATATTTGTAGCAAATTTGTTTCCCTCATTTCCCCATAAAAATCTACCATATGGTAATATTTGATCAACAAGATCATTTAATTGCGAAGTAAAATCACACCACAGCATCATTTCATAATCAACTGTAACATATTTTGGCATATCGATTATATACACTGTTTCTGAATTAACGGGTTGGGTATTTGGTATTGGAAAATATTCATCTTCATACCGGTTACGTGAATTATACTTATTTTTATATATAAATTGGTTTCCGTGGTATTGCCGATTAACATCTAAAGTACGTAAATTATCACGTTCTGCTGCGCCGTTTCTTTTTAACATTATTAATGGAGATTGTAACTTACCTTTTTCATCACGAAGATATCCCAATCTACGTACATTATCCCATTTTTCTCCGTTGGCATAAATAGCAGGAACTGATACTAATTCTCCATTTGCAGTTACTTGCGGTTGTATTTCATTGTCTATATACCATTTAATTGCAAAGTCAATATCATACAAAGTTCTTTGCGGACTTTTTATAATATCATCGTCTCTACGTACTTGTTGTGCTCGATTTAATAACAGATCATCAGTTAATCCTTCCGTTTTTTTCGGATTAGGAACATTGGTTTTTCTGTCAATATTTTGCTTATTAAATCTAGGCATTATTTAGTTCCGGTATATGAAAAATTATTATCGCCTCCACGACGTAAGTTTTTAATGTTAAATGTAGTTTGACGCGTTACATGGGCATCACATATCACAGATACACTATAACCATGTTGATCACCATTTGGCCAGGTGTCTGGATTTTTTCCTACAAAGTATTGACTTTTTGTTACACCATCAATTTCATAGTATTCATTATCCCAAAGTATAATATCACCTGTTTCTGGATAAAATCCGGCTTTTTCTAGTATGTCTCTAGTGATATTGAATTTAGCAGACCTGGTATATGTATGTCCGTAATCATCCATTTGATGTGCTTTCTCTACATCTTTAGCTACTAAACATGGAATTAATATTGAATCATAATAAAATTTTGAATCAGATTCACCATATATATTAGATTCAATCTTATCTACAATCATTTTAAAAAATTCAATTTCAGTATCAACTACCGAATTGATTAGTTCGTGATTAATTGATGCAATAAATTTAGCATCTCGAATTCCACCAAATAATGCCATATTATTACTCCTATCCTACGTAAATTTTTAATGGTACCTTGCCTAAAATTTCATTCATTTGAGTAGCTTCGGCATTTTGACGTGTTAACATTTGTTCTCGCGTCATTTTATCTAAAAATTCTCGTAACTGGGTAATCAATGATTCTTTTTCTGATTGTCCTTGAGACACTAACTCAGATCCGTTAAGTGTTACTTCTGCATTTGGAATCGGAACTGATGAATATTTATTACGGACGTATCCTAACATTTCCTTGACAAGAGCAAGACCGTATCTAAATATCCAAGAACGGGCCATATCATTAAGATTGCCGTACTTTTGAAATGTATATGGTATATTAGACGAATCGCTTACAACACCTGTTAGAAGTGCGGAATTACCAAATAATATAGCATTCTTTTGTTTTTCTTCTTGAAATATAAAATCTACCCATACTTTATTATAATAGATAGATGATGCAGGTACTGAACCAGACGGATATGATGGAACAGGCCAAAATTTAATATCATCTCCATGTATTTCAAAAGTAAAATGAGATTTTCTAACCATATCATTGAATTCAATAGCTTGTAATCTCAGTAAGTCTGCGTGTATAGGCATCATCATAAATGATACTGATGGTGAAAATCCACCAAAATCAAATGCATCTAACAATTGCTGTGAACCTAATCCGGTGCCGACAAATGGATCAAAATATCGAACAATTGCTGGAGGTGGATTATGTAATACTCGTTTTATTTCAACTGAACTGGTATTTGTTAAAACAATTCCTAAAGATTCTGAAACAGCTTGTCTGATACTATACGTTTGCTGTCCTGGAATAATATTAATAGCCATTCGTCGCCATTCAATATCACCCCCGCTATCTGCTTCATCGCCATATGTTTTAGATATCTTAGTAACATAACCTAATGTTTTTCCAATATTTACATCAGTCAATGTTCCCGTAGTTAAATAGTTTGATGCAGTTTGTACGCCCAATGTATTAATTAAATTGTTAACAATATTAATTTGATTAACTTGATTAGAATATTCAATTACTGCTGATTCAAACGCAGTAAAAAAGTTTATAGGTTCTAACTCAACATCCATAATAGGATATCCTAGCGTATTTGCTGCAAATTTTGCAAATTTTACTGCGTGAGCTTGAAATAAAGAATCAGAATCAAAAAATCCAAATGGTGTAGATGACCCAGAAACAAATGTAGCTGAACCTTGCCATATCGGTCTATTAACACTGTAATCCATGATACTGTTCCTTTATTAATAAATATCAGTATTTTTCATTTAGAAGATTTAAAATTTCCTCTAATGCTTGGTGTCGATGATTATCTGTTAAAATAATTTCATTGACATATTTTGATGGTTTTAATTTAGGAACTTCATGCACTGCAGAGTCATTATTAAATTTTAAATCGATTTGATAACGATCGCCAGTTAATATCATAATGCTTTCTTTTCCTAGTCTAGATAAAACCATTTGTAATTGTTGTTTTGTTAAATTTTGAAATTCATCTACAATGCAAATTGCATGATCAAAAGTACGGCCGCGAAAGTGTGCTAAAGAAACCAATTCAATATTTTCTTCTTTTTCCATTTTGTCTAATATTTCTGGTTTATTATAAACCTTACGCATATTGCTACGAATTGGTACAAGCCATGGTTCCATTTTTTCATTTAATGATCCTGGTAAAAATCCATTATCTTCATTAGATACCGTAGGTCTTGTTATAATAATTTTGTTTATTTGTCGTTTAAAAAACATATCTAATGCAATTTGAACTGCTAACAATGTTTTTCCGGAACCGGCTTTACCTAAAATAAAATTAAACGGTGTTTCTATAATTTTAGCTTTTGCAAGTTTTTGTTCTTCTGATAATGTTATTGAAAATTTAATGTCAGTTTTTGGTGGAGTTTTCTCCTTGTTTGATGTTGCCATAATAACCTTAGTTTAAAACTTAAAATAATTTTGTAAGTGTTGTTTCTCGTAACGTCATATCTTTAAGTGTTTCTATTTTTCCTAAACAAGCCTGACGTAATGCTTGAAACGTTTGTTTTGGTGAATGTGGTGTCATTACTTTGACAGTTACTAATTCTTTATCTGGTCCTAGATCTTGTTCAATATGCACCATTAATACCAAACTAACTGCCCGAATACGATCTAATACATCAACCAATCGACCATCATATCGAATTATAACTTGCATTGAATATTTGTTATAAGGTACTGCCATATATCGTTCCTTTAATATAAATATTGAACACAAAAAAAGGGCGACCCTCGGCCGCCCCTTTAATTCTTTAATTCGTTAAATTGTTAATCAAATAAATTAACTAACTATTAAAGAGTGTTCAAACCATGAACGTATACTTTTCCGTAGAATTCCGGACGAACTACTTTCTTCGCGTAACGTGTCATGACACCTTTACGTGGAGTGAAGTTAACTGGATCGTATACTAATGGAGTCATGATTAGAGGAATGTATGGGCTAAATACAGCACCTGTTTCAAGGAACTGTGCTCCACGGAATCCCATAAGGATTACATTCTCTAACATATATGGGTTTTTGTATACAGTGTATCGATTATTGATTGAACCAATTTTCTGAACACCTGCAGCAAATTCCATTTTAGTACCATCTGTATCTGCAGCAAATCCAGGGATAGACTCAAGGATAGTTGCTACAGCAGGAGATGTTACAAGGAAGTTAGCACCACCACGCAATGTTTTTTGGTGAATCTTGTTACTTACTTTTTGAAGTTTAGTACCAAGAGTTTGGAACCATCCACCTTGAGTGTTATAGAATCCATCACCTAATGCATTAGATG